ACTGGTTTCCCGCTTCTGCCGCCTCTATCCAGGCGTTCATTTGGATCTTGTGACCGGCCGGAGTTCCGAGCTGGTCACAGCCTACAAGGACGATCAGCTCGATGCCGTGATCGTGCGCGGCTGCCGGGATCGAGGCGTTCAGCCGCCCGGGCGGGTGATCTGGCGCGAGCCTCTCGTCTGGATGGCCGCCGCCGACTATGCGCCCGATCCGCATGGCCCTGCTCGCCTGGTCATGCTCCGCCCACCCTGCAACTTCCGCGAAACGATGATCGAGGCGCTCGAGTCGATCCGCCGCGAGTGGCTCACCGTCTGCACCTCAAGCAGTCTGACGGGGCTTCAAGCTGCGGTCGCTGGCGGTATGGGTGTGACTGTTCTCGGAAAATCATTCGAGCGCGCAGGACTGAAAGTCCTCCGCCCGGACGAGCAGTGGCCTCCGCTGCCCACGACGGAGATCGTGGTGATCGGCGAGGATTCTACTGCGGCCAGTGTGGTTCAACCGCTGATCTCGTATCTCGAAAGTCGTCTTTCGGAAGATAGTTCTTTTTCCCAAGCTGCCTAAATTGGCGGAACGTCCGTTTCGGCCGCGACGTTTAAGCCCGCTAACCCGCCCTTAGCAGAAGCGCGTGCAGGCTGCGAGCTTGGTCGCCGAAACGAGATTCCAGGGGTGGTCGGCGCCCGATTTCAGGATCCCCCGCGGAAGCCGTCGGTGCCCTCAATGATCGCCCGGCGCTCGCCCGGGTGCGCGTTTTGCGCCAAAATGCAATGACAAGAATTTGCATTCGCTCCATAATGAATGGTCATGGTCCGAGTTATTGATTGGCACTCGAATGCCCAGCATCAGCAAGGAGCCTAACCATGAAGGTCAGAAGGTTGGCAATCGCAGCCACTCTGATTGCACTTTCAGGCAACATTGCCACTGCGCAGGGTTTCAATTATTTCTGCACTTCAGACGATGCGACCAATAATTTCACAGCAAGCGGAGATCGCGCCAGTCACACCGCCGCCATAACGATCGGAAAAGATGAGCCATATAGAGCTTATCTTACCACAGATCTAGGCGACCCACCCACCTTAGTGATGCTCTGGAAGAGAAAAACGGATGATGGTCGAAACTGGCGTGAGACTTACGTCATAAACACCTCGCTCGGAATTTACAGAACCGTGAGTCAGGCATTGGGAAGCGATGTTGACGAAAATCCGTTCATAGCGGTTGGGAAGGGCACCTGCGTTTCACTGAGCCGCTAGCTGCGTCACGCTGCGCGCTTCGCCGCCGAAACGAGGTGCCACGGGTGATCGGCCCCGGGCTTGAGGATCCCCTCGCGAAAACCGTCGGTGCCCTCGATGATCGCCCGGCGCTCGCGGGCGTGGCCCTGCAGGTGCGCGTTCGGGCCGGTGGTGTAGTCCGAGACGAAGAAGATGTTCGGCCCGACCTTCTTGCGCCGGGCGCCGCGACCGATCCGCTGCCGGAGCGCGACTTCCGCCTTGCCGCCGCCGGCGAGCTGCACCAAGCCGACGGCCGGCACGTCAACGCCGACGTCGAGGATGGTCGTGCCGATCAGCACGTCGATCTCGCCGGCAGCCAGGCGCTGTAGCTCGCGCTTCCTCGCCTTCTGGTCGTCCTCGCCCTTGAGGAAGGTGACGCGCAGGCCCGCCTTGCGCATCAGCTCGGCCAGAATATCGCCGTGGGCAGTGCGCTGGATCAGCGTCATCACCGGCTGGCCGAGCGAGGCCGCCTTCTTGGCCTCGGCCACGATCGCCGCGTGCATGAGCGCGTTCTGGACGTAGCCCATCGTGTAGGCGCGCTGGTAGGGCGTCGACTTGAAAAGGGCCTTCGGTGTTGGGGTGTTAACGAAGCGGAAGTAGGGCTTGGCCAGGATCCCCTTGTCGATCAGCTCCTTCTCCGTGACCTGGATCAGGATGGGGCCGAAGGCGGCCATCAGGCGCATGTTGTCGGCCGCGTCGGCGCGCATGAACGGGGTCGCGGTCAGCGCCAGGCGGTAGCGGGCGTTGCGGCAGTGGCACAGGATCTCGAAGTAGCTGGTGCCGCCGACCTCGTGCGCCTCCTCGCCGATCACCAGCTCGATCATCTCGAGGAATTTGATGGTGCGCGCCCGCATCATCATCTGCTGGACCGCCCGGGCTGAGGCCTCCTTCGCCATCTCCTTGTCGCTGGGCCGAGCCGCGATCTGCTCGGCCTCGAGCTTGTCGAGCGCCAGCGCGATGTCCCGGGGCTTGGCGCCGTCGCGCTTCATCCGCGCCTTGAGCAGGCTCCGGGCCTTCTCCTCGGCGTTCGCCCGGCGCTCGACGCCCTTGATGAGCTCCTTGGCGACATCGGTCTCCTCGAGCCGGGCGACGAGCGTCTGCACCATGCCGCAGTTGACGCCCCGGACCGGGCTCCACTCGCCGTCGCCGATCAGACCGACCTTGAAGCCGGCGTCCCGGAAGCCATCGGCCATCTGGTGCATGAGTACGCCGCGGGTGGTGATGAACAGCGTGGGTCGGCGGATGCGCGCGACCGCGAGCTTGGCGATTTTCGATTTTCCTCCACCGGTCGCTACCTGCGCGATGCCGCGCCCGTGCCGCAGGAGCTGCCGGACGGTGCGCATCTGGTAGTCGTAGTCGGGGTTTTCGTTGCCGTGCTCGTCCACGATCGGGTTCTCGGGACCGAGCGGCTCCGGCAGCGGCTTCTTCACGACGTGGACGCGGTGGCCGGTCCGGACCAGCTCCGAGTGCAGCAGGTGCGCGAAGCCCGCGGGGAAGGTGCCCTTCAGGTTCGAGAAGAACGACGAGCGCCCGTTCCACTGGCCATTGCCGGCGCCCGAGAACTCGACACCCTCGACCACGTAGGACAGGGTCTTGTGGGCGAGCGCCTTCACGGCCTTCGAGGGGTTCACGAGCTGGGCGTTGACGGTGCCCACGGCCATCTGAACCAGATCAGTCATGACTTACTTTTTCCCCTCGGTGGCGGTGACAAATTAGTCAGTGCTGACTTATCACATACCTCCATGTATCCCAAGGCGCTCCAGCTTCCACCTTCGGCTGCACGGCCGAACCCGTGGAACACGAACCACATGAGCCCCGACAACGAGGCGAAGCTCACGGCTTCGGTTCGTCAGCACGGGCTGTTCAAGCCCGTCATCGTCCGCGAGGTGGGGGCTGCTCAAGGCGGCCGACGGCATGATCAAGCTGCGGGTCGACCGGAGCTGCAAGCACGTCATCGCCGGCTTCGAGCAGACCATCTACAAGCCGGGCACCCGCGAGGTCGACAAGTCACAGGGCGTCGAGCATCCGATGGATGCGATCGGCTACTGCATCGACTTCAAGTTCCCGGTCCGGCGGATCAGCGTGCTCGGCGTTTCGGTCTGAGGTTGCGGACAAGTCAGCGCTTACTTAATATTGTGGCCTCCGACCCCTGTCATCGGTGAGGCGCGCGGAACATGCTCAATGGAGCCAGTCAGAAGCAGCTCCAGGAGTTCCTGAAGCGGCGCCATCCCGAATACGAGACCCGGATCAAGCACTGGAACTTCCTCGAGGCGACCTACGAGGGGTCGCGCGATTGGTTCAAGGCGAACATCTTCAAGTATCTCAAGGAGGGTCGTAAGGAGTTCAACGACCGTGTGGCGCGGGCCTACCGCTTCAACCACACGCGCGAGATCGTGGAGCTCGTCCAGAAGTATCTCTTCAAGGGCGACGTCGTGCGCAAGGACGACGCGCCTGACTACGTCAAGATCTTCTGGAAGGCCTCGACCCGCTCGAACCTCAACATCGACCAGTTCATCCGCCTGGTGTCGTCGACCACCTCGCAGCTCGGGCGCTGCGCGGTGTTCGTGGACTCGACCAAGACCGACGAGACGCTGACCAAGACCGACGAGACGCTGACCAAGGCCGACGAGAAGGCCGGCGCGCGGGTCTACAGCTACATCGTCAAGCCCCAGAACATCCTGGACTACGGCTTCGACGACGACGACGGCGAGCTCCTCTGGATCCTGGTCGCCGAGACCTACCGGGACGACAAGGACCCGATCCTGGCGACCGGCAAGGTCAAGGTCCGCTACCGGCTCTGGACCCGCACCGACTGGTATCTCTTCGAGGTCAACACGACCCGGGGCGGCAACGCGCGCGTCGACCAGACCGGCACCGGCAAGGTCGCGATCGGCCGGGTGCCGTGCTTCTTCGCCGACCACCTGATCGGCGAGAACCTCTACTGGGCGCCGGGCCTGATCGACGAGATCGCCTACCTCGACCGCGCCACGGCCAACTACCTGTCGAACCTGGACGCCATCATCCAGGACCAGACCTTCTCGCAGCTCGCGATGCCGGCCCAGTCCGTGCTCCCGGGCGAGAAGGGCTACGACGCGCTGATCGAGGCCGGCACCAAGCGCACCTTCCTCTACGACAGCGAGGGCGGCGAGCCGAAGTTCCTGTCGCCCGACCCCAAGCAGGCGCAGCTCATCATCACAGTCATCAACAAGATCATCGCCGAGATCTACCAGACGGCCGGCGCCTCTGGTGAGCGCACCAAGCAGGACAACGCCGTCGGCATCGACAACTCCTCGGGCGTGGCCAAGGCCTACGACTTCGACAAGCTGAACAGCCTGCTGACCTCGAAGGCGCAGTCGCTCCAGCAGATCGAGAACAACATCGTGGAGCTCGTGGCGCTCTGGACCGGCGGGACTCCGCCGGAGGAGGCCCTCGTCACCTACCCCGAGACCTTCGACGTCCGCTCGCTCTTCGACGAGTTCACCGTCGCCCAGAACCTCGCGCTCATGGACGCGCCTCAGACGGTCCGCTCCGAGCAAATGAAGCAGGTCATCGACAAGCTGTTCCCGGGCATCGCCAAGGCGATCAAGGACAAGATGATCGCCGAGCTGAAGGACTGGCCGAAGGACCCGATCGAGCAGGCCCGGCTGATGTTCCAGGCGACCTCGCCCGAGCCCGGCGCCGGCCCACCCACGGCATCCCGCACTTCGGGTCAGTCCGACACCAAGAAGACCTCGACGAAGGGTCGGCAGGGTCAGGTGACGGACAAGACCCAGAAGAAGACCGCGGCCTGATCCCCAGGCCCGGCATCCACCCCGCGCGCCCGAGAGACTGAGGCGCAAGGAGCATGACAGTGACCAAGTTCTACGCCACCCGCAGCTTCCCGCTGCACTCGATCTTCACGCACCCCTTCGGGCACTCGCGCCCGGTCTACGAGGCCCCGGGCGAGACCGGCTCCGGCGGCGGCAGCGAGCCCCCGGCAACCCCGCCCGCGACGCCTCCGGCCACTCCCCCGGCCACGCCGCCCGCGACCCCGGAGCTCAACGCCGAGCCGCCCGTGCCGCAGGCCGGCGACAAGATCACCGACGAGGTGGCCAAGCTCCTCAAGGACACGATGAAGCACAAGAAGGCGGCCCAGACCGCCCAGGAGCGGCTGGCCGCGTTCGGCCAGGTGACGCCCGAGGAGGTGCAGCAGATGCTGGCCGAGCGGCGTCAGGCGGCCGAGAAGAAGCAGGCCGACGAGCTGG